CTCGATCACTGCCGGGTCTGCGGTTGTGATACCGACGACAGATTGCGGGGTCACCGCGCTGTCTAGCACGTAGCTGCCGTCCTTGATCACGCGCATCACAGCGTCGCCAAACTCGAGCTGGTACGTGTCCGTCGTGCTGAACTGGAAAGGGATCAATGTCTGCTGAGCGGTCCCGTCGCCGACATCGTATCCACCAGCGATATGTGTGCCAGCGCGGTTGCTGATCCCACCCTGCGCCCGGACGAACATGTTCACCGCGTCACGCACACCAGAGTTGAATTTGCTGATGTCTGAGCGGGAGTACATGCCGGGGCCGAGGATGCCACCGTTAAAGCTGTTCTGTGCGATCTTCGCCATTGTTTAATCGCCCCAGACGTTTGTGCTCGGTCCACCGTTGCGATCCACGAGGAAGTCGCTTTCCGCGGTCCAGTATGTGACCTCTTGGTTTGCATCGTATTCTACAGCTCGATACACCGCACGCTCGGCCAGCGCATGCATGTTGTTGAACAGCGCGCCTTTACGGGTGAGCTTCATCGCCATGTTGCGAGCCATGACGAGCGAGACTGCGAGTGAGAACTGCGACGGCCAGCTGGTCGTCGAGAGGTTCGGGTAGACGTATTCCGCGGCAGCGTCTACTTCGTTTGAGTAGATCGATGTGCCGAGCATCTGTACCTCGACCGGACCACCGTCGACGGGGTCTACGATCGGGACAAGACGAATGAATTTGAGGCAGTCGGACGGGCGATCGTACTTGTATTCCCACCGCTGCGAGTAGTCGTTGGTCAGTTGGGCGAGCGAGGCGATCTTTCGTGCGAACGTCCAGTTGGACATCTCGAGCACTTCCTCGGCTGATTTGGAAAACCAGAAATTGCAAGCGCGGCCTTCCGTGCTGTTCTCTGTCAGCGAGGCGATCTCATCTTTCCCAAGATGATGCAGCGCCATGTTCGAGATATCTACTTGAGTGTTGGACATGTGGCACCTCTTAGGGTTCGGGCGACCGCGCGTGGCGGTCGCCTACGTTGGTCTGTTTAGCCTTTATTGCCGCGGCGTGTGCGCTGGCGCGGTGCATCTACCGCTCCGACTTCACCGGATGGTGATGCGGATGTGCCGTTCATTGGACCGCTGTCAACGACTGGGGCGGCAGTAGCGCTCAGTGCATCCAGCTTGGCCTGCAGTGCGCGGTTCTGATCCAGCAGCGAATTCATTTCGGTCATACCGCCGGCGTTGATGCGCTCGCCCATAAGGGCTGCATCGCTGTCAGCAGCGGCACGTGCGGCGGCTTCGGCAGTGAATTTCTTTGCCTCTTCAGAGGCTTCTTTCAGCATCCAGCGGGCGGAGAATTGATGCATGTCGTCGATGGCGAAGATGTCGCCGGCTTTACGATATGAGCCGTAGAAACCGTCGCGCTTCGCTACTACTGTGATCTGGGGCATTTGCTTAATCCTTAGTCTAGGGGTTTCAGATCGGCGGCCTTATGCGGCCGCCGATCGTAGTGTGACGAGCTTAGTTAAGCTGCTCGTTTGCGAACACTAGGCCAGCAGTGATTTTGCCAGCGGTCGCGTTCGAGCCTGTGACCGTGTAATTCAGGCGCAGGTAGCGTTGGTCCGCGCCGCGAGGCAGGGTTTCCAACGGGAACACGTAGCCCGCGACTAGGTCAGCAGCGGCTACAGTCGCCAGAGAGATGACAGTCTCTGGAGAGCCGAAGCCCTCGACTGTGTCTTTCTGCAGTGCGACTGCCAGCGACGTCAGCGTGGCGAAGTCTTCGACCACTTGGATGCGGATGCCGACTGGGTTGCCTTTGCCCAAGTCTTTGGTCACGGCCTGTGCGCCGTGCTTTGGTGTCTGAGCAGCGCCCAGATCGATGACGTTCGTAGAGGCAGCAGAGGCGGTAACCGCTTGCGCATCCGAGAACAGGTTGGTTGCGTCGAAGATCATTAGGTTCTTCCTTCTTCTTCGGGTTGCGTGTGGCCGGCCCAGTGCGGGCCGACCATCATCAGCGGTTAGCTGATAGTTGCTTCTGTTTCCAGAATAGCGTCCATGCGGCGTACTGGGTGACCGAGGAACATCACGACCTTGCGGCCGGCATACTCTTCAAGTGTCAGCTGCACGTTCGTCTTGTTCATCGCCTGCTTGTGCAAGAACTTGGCCACGGTGCGCGAGCAGTAGATGACAGTGTTGGTGTCAGCCATACCCGGGTTGTCCAAGGTGTAGTAGGCGTCGATCATCTTGTCGATCAGGTCCGTACCAGTCGCAGCGTCGGCAGTCAGGTTCGACACGTCGATGTTCGCCACGCGGGCGATCGCGCGCCAGTCACGTACCGAAAGACCGACATCCATGCCGTACTTTTCACGGTAGACATCGTACAGGCCAGTCGCGCTGTCCTTGGTGTCTTTGCCCTTGTCTTCGCGCTGGATGCCCAGCGGCGAGCCTTCAGGATACAACAGGTGGCAAGTGTTCTCGCCCCATGTCACGAACCATACAGAAGTATTGTCGGACCCCGCCCCATCGCCCAGCGTGATTTGGTTACCGTTATCTGCAGATGTTGAGCTGAAACGCGCGGCCAAACCTGTGAATTTCTCAGGGTCAGTGGCAGTGTCGCCGTAGATCAACGTCTGAGCAAGCGTATGGGCGATACCCATGATGTGCGCTTTGCCTTCGTTCATGCGGAACTTCTGCGGGTTCTTGGCCTTTTCGACTAGCTTGGCGTCGATCTCGGACCAGTCTTCCATGAAGCCGGTTGTGTCTTTGACCTGTGTGGTCGTGCCTTTGGTAGGCTGAACACCTTGGTACAGCTTGCGCCATACAGGCTCAGGCAGACCGGAGCGGATCGTGGTCAGGTGCGCGTTGCCTTCGTTACATTCGAAGGTCGGCGCGTCTGCGATCATGTCGTTCTGCTGTGCCATGATTTCGATGATATCGGCGATGTCATCGTTTCGGTCGGACTGCTTGCGCAGGTCCGCCAATGATAGGTATGTGTTGCCAACGGTGGCCATAGGATTTATCCCTTTTTCTTATCCGGCGTTGTCTTACCGTACCATTTGGCTTCGGTAGGTACATCGCTGGTGTCTACGTTCAAATCTGGGTCAAGCGTGTCCTGACCTAGAGCCTTGCCGACGCGGGCCATCACACGGATCATCTCCGGGTGGTTGCTTACGCCAGTTTCGCCGAGCATGGCGGTGAATTCCGGTGTTCCCACTTTCTGGATCGCGGCGTTCGCGATATCCACAGTGGCCTTCCAGTTTTCATCAGTGCCACCGATTTCCTTATCTGCGCGTGCAGCGTCAGTCCATTCGGTTACCTGATCCACAAACCCCTGAGCAGATGCCTCGGCGTTTGCTTGCGTTACCGTGGCCATGGTGGCGGCCAAGATGTTCGCTTGTTTCTGAGTGATCCCAGCTTCTTTCATCGCTGGGGCCATGGCGCCTGCCAGTGCTGCGTCTAGTGTGACGCCATCAGGCATCGCGCCGGTGAAGTCGTAGTCACCCTCTGGAACGGTGTCTTGCTCGTCGGTGGTGCCGTCGCCGTCGCCGTCGCCGTCGCCGTCTTTTGGCTTTGTATCATCCCCGCCAGCGTTGGCATCGGCATCACCGGTCCCGCCCTTGAGGATAGCGTCAGGTGTTCCGGCGGGTTTCCCGTCGCCTTCACCTGTGCCACCGTCTTTTACATCGCCGTCAGTGACACCTTCGCCGGTGCCACCATCTCCTGTGCCCTCGCCACCGGCACCATCTGGTGCGTCGAAGGCGATGAAACGTGATACGTTCCCGGGCATAAAATTCTTAATCCACATCGTTATTCTCCGTATGTCGGTTGTTGGTGCGCTCGTTCGCCGCCTCGATCATCATCTGCACGAAGGCTTTGTCGTTTATCGCATTGGTTTCAGCTATCAAACTCAACCCTATTGATCGACGGCCCCGGGCATATTCGCCTTCGTCATTGGCGTAGACACCGGATGCGTCGATCAACGATCGCACAAAACGACGACCTTGCTCCGACGACAGCACGAAGCTGAGGGCGGCGCGCTGATCGCGGAGCGCATTTCGTTGTGAGCGGGTCAAGTCTTCCATGCCGATTAATCTACATTAGCCCCACACGTGTGCGGAACCCCTTTTTTATCCTAGGCCAGATTTGCGCAGCACGTCGGTCGGAGCAGGCCCACGTGGGTTGTCTGCCTTGGACATAAGCTCTGCGGCACCGACGGCATCCTTCGTGGCGGATGCGAGGCCCGGGGCCATCGCGGCTGCTTCCATAGCCTGCTGCTGCTGTTGGGCGGCCGCGCGTTCTTCGTTCACTCGATCGTCCGACTTCAGCAAGGACGGCGGTGTGCCCAGCATGTCCGCATATTCCTCGATGGCTTTGTCCGCATCCAGTTTGTCCGCGACCTCTGGCTTCACTGCGGCAAGGTTGCCCGCGAAGCTGAACAGACGTTCCATGCCACCAGTTGCCACAGCCTTCTGCGCTTGGGCCAGCATGGAGATGAAGTCGATCTCGATCTTCTTGTCGGCCAATTCCTCGGGGACTTCACCGGCAAGACCGAGAGCCAGCACACGTTCAATGCAGCGCTCGACAAGCGGGGTCAGTTTCTCGAAGTGCAGGCGTTCCAGTACCGGGCCCAGCGCGATGAGCTTTTCTTCTTTGCGCTCGTCGATCTCGGTGGCCGTGATCATACGGCGATCGAGGTTGCTGATCATCAGGAACAGGTCCGCGTACATCGCAGACCAGATACGTTCGCGGCTGTCATTGATGTCGTCACGGAGAGCTGCGAACTGGGGTGATATCTCGAAGGCC